ATGGTCATAGTAGCCCTATACACTATAGGGATGGATCAAATCTATAAGATCTTCAGATGATACAATTCAAGATAAATGAGAAGCCTTTGTCGGTGAATCTAGCATGGCAGGGAAAGAGATTCAAAACACCTGCCTACAAGGAATATGAAAAAGGAATGCTTTTGAATATGCCTAGGGCTAATATTGAAAAAGATCAGATGCTACGGGTTGAATTCTTCTTTGGCTTTTCAAATAAGGCTTCAGATCTTGATAACCCTGTCAAGTTATTGATGGACATAGCCCAAAAGAAGTACGGCTTTGATGATAAGATGGTCTATGAAATGAATGTGAGGAAGTGCATAGTGAAGAAGGGAGAAGAATTCATTCACATGGGGATCTATAAAATGCTACCATTTTAGACAAAATTCACCCTTAAAAATTGGATATTAATTTTAATACTATATTTGAAGAAATAACAAACCAAATGAGCGTAGAAGAAGGACTACTGATAAGAAGATCAAGAAAGAAAAGCGGATACACACAGCTAGAACTTTGCAAAAAGCTAGGACTATCTCATGCACCTATCAATCAGGTAGAGAATGGATGGGAATCTATAAGCCTGTTCAATCTTAGAATGATCTGTGAGGCTATAGGTCTTGAAGTAGTGATCAAAGAAAAGAATCAGAATGCCTAGAATGCTACCCAAATCACCACTAGACTATTCTCTTGAGATCCGCTACAGGCTTTCAAGCGGGGAATGGTCAATGTGGATGAATAAGGGGAAGGGTAGCTTTCAAAGTATTGAGATAGTGCAGAGGCAGATCAGACTCCTAGCAGCCTCATATAATGGCAGAGAGAAGGAAGTAAGATTCGAGTGGAATGGATGGCTGTGTGATTTTGCAGGGCTTCCCACAGGCGAAGTAATAAGCCTAAAATGAAAGCAATCGGGTGGCTATATGACAATGAATTCAAATATGTATTTCAGAACATAGGTAAAGATCTTTGGGAAGATCTACGGCAGGAGGTAGCGGTGATTGTCCTGGAGTATGATGCAGACAAACTCAGGGAACTAGAAGCCAAAGGAAAGCAGGTCTTTAAGTTTTGGATAGTTCGGATCTGCTGCAATCAGACTAATAGCAAATATGGGAAGTTCGGAAGGATGTATGCAGCCCTAGTACCTGTAGAAGATATAGTCAAGTTCATCAAGGAAGAAGAAGAAATAGACAATAGTCAAGCGGTGGCAGACTCAATATCTAAGATCATTGAAACCCTGTATTGGTATGATCAGGAGATTCTCAAGATGTATGTGGAACTAGGATCTGTTAGGAAGGTATCAAAGCAGACAGGCATCCCACACACCTCAATTTTCATCACAATTAAAAATATCAGAAAATGTATCAAGCAGCAGCTAGTATATTAGGATCAATAGGCATTACCCTGATCTACTTCTACATCCTGAACTTTCCTAAATTTTTTAAGAAAGTCACAGGTAGGAATTTGGTCAAGCCTTTTAGCTGTTCCTTTTGTATGTCCTTTTGGATCAGCCTCTTTTTTCTAATCTTAAAAACGGATTTACTAGAAGCGATATTTATATCTAGTATAGTACCCTTCATCTATCTGTATGTGGAGGATCATTTCACCAATAAATTTCAACTATGACACCTGAAGATTTAGAACTATTTAAGAAGCACTTTGAACTCTATGAGTGCTACAAAAAACACGCTTTCATTCGCAACTACGATAAGGAAGTGTACAATGATTTGATTCACCTATACACTACCTATGTCAATGAGAAGCATAACTTCTCCCATTGGTGCAGTAGCTGTAGGGCAGAACTAGTCAACTACCTGTATGGGTGGTATGTGAACGAAGAAAACACCACATGGTACAGAGAGCAGCCTAAAGAGGAAGTAGCGGAAGTGCCTTTCAACATAGAAGAACTTGTGATTGAAAACAAGCCGATCAAGAGAAGAAGAAAACCAACCAAATAATACATGGACAACAAACCAAAAACTAGACTAGGGAACGGAAAGAAAAGAAGTGATTCATGGATCACGGCAGCTATCTGTATATCTGATGCTGAGGCACACACTTACACCTACAATGGGAAGAAGTATGTGAACCTGAACATCAATATATACGATAAGCCGAATGAGTACGGGAAGGATGTGGCTATTACCCTAAACGATTATAAAAAGGAGGAAAATAATAGCCCACAGGTTAACAAATTCCCTACTACTCCTGGAAATTATCAGGCTGAAGAATACGATCTACCATTTTAAAAACCACAAACCATGTCAAAATTTCAATTGAATTTCAATAGTGAAAACAAAGTGATCAGCGTAACCCTTGAAGATGAAGAACAGGGAATCTTTGATCTAGCTTACTTGTTTAAGAAGTTACTAGATGATGCAGGAATTCCTAACAAGATAGAAGAAAAGGAGATCACACCTGTAGAACCTTTGCAAGTAGCTAACGAAAAACTAGACTAATGGAGATCAAGCTAGTCAAACTTTCAGAGATCAAAAGCAATCCTAATAACCCTAGGATAATCAAGGATGATAAGTTCAGAAAGCTAGTCAAGTCTATTCAAGAGTTCCCAAAGATGCTTGAGATTAGACCTGTGGTAGTTAATGCTGATATGATAGTCCTAGGGGGAAACATGAGATTGAAAGCCTGCAAGGAAGCAGGACTCAAGGAAGTGCCTGTGATCTTTGCGGATGATCTTACAGATGAAGAACAGAAGCAGTTTATCATCAAGGACAATGTAGGCTTTGGTGAATGGGATTGGGATATGATTGCCAATGAATGGGATGCGGATCAGGTAGAAGAATGGGGTCTTGATATTCCTGAGTTCAGCATAAAGGAAGAACTAGAAGCGGAGGAGGATGATTATGAGATTCCTGATGAAGTTCAAACCGATATTGTCCTAGGTGATTTTTTTGAGATTGGAGAGCATCGTTTGCTTTGTGGAGATAGTACCTGTTCGGATACAGTTGCAAATTTGATGAATGGAGAGAAGGCGGACATGGTCTTTACCGATCCTCCTTACAATATAGGTTTTAAGGGTACGATGTCAAGTACATCAGTAGATGGAAAAATAGTTCCTTTTAAAACTGAAAACACAAAGTATGATGAAATAAAAAATGATTTTCATTCTAAAGAAGAATTTAATGATTTTATAAAATCTATTATAAAAAACATAATTTTATATTGCAAGGGTGGTTGGTATATATCCTTTAGTAGTTCAACATTGAATGAAATATTAAACCCTTTAAATGATTTAGAAGTAGAATATAAGAGTATTATCATTTGGGTTAAAAATCAGGCAAATATGGGGGGAGGACATTATAAGAGAAGATATGAGCCAATAGTTTATGGATACAATGAAAATATATTCTATGGAGAAAGTTTTAAGGAGGAAGATGTATGGGAATTCCAAAGAACATTAAAGAATGATTTGCATCCAACAATGAAACCAATTCCATTGGTTGAAAATGCATTAAATAAGAGTAGTAAAAAAGAAGATAAAATTCTTGATTTATTTTTAGGTTCAGGGTCTACAATGGTAGCAGCACATCAACTCAAGCGCAAATGCTATGGGATGGAGCTTGATCCAAAGTACTGCCAAGTGATAGTAGATAGGATGAAGAAACTAGATCCTAGCCTAGTGATTAAAAAGAACGGTATTGCACAAAATTGAACAATATGAAAAAGCCTGATAGATCCGTGATAGAGAAAGCAATTGTGAAGGCATTTGGTAACCTTTCTACAGCCTCAAAATCATTGGGGGTAGAAAGGGCTACCCTTTACAAATGGATTGAACAGGAGGGCTTAGAAGATGCTGTACAGGAAGGAAGAAATAGAAGGCTTGACTTTGCAGAATCTATGCTTGATAAAGGGATGCAGGAGGGGAACATGACTGCTACTATCTTCTTTCTTAAAACTCAGGGGAAGTCTAGGGGATATGTCGAAAGGCAGGAGATCACAGGTGCTGATGGGAAAAAGATATTCGAAGTGAATATTGTGGATGACAGCAACTAGCATCAAAACAAATAAGGTATTTCGCCATCTTGAGAATAGCAAATCAAAGATAGTAATTGAGCAAGGTGGCACTAGATCAGGGAAGACCTATAACATCCTTCTTTGGATAATTTTTTCATACTGCGAAAAGAACACAGGAAAAGTAATCACGATCTGTAGGAAGACCTACCCTGCATTGAGGGGTACTGTCATGCGTGACTTCCTTACCATCCTGAAAGATCATGAGATCTACTCAGAAGATGACCATAGCAAGACAGCATCTGAATACAAGCTAAACGGCAACACGATTGAATTCATATCCCTTGATATGCCTCAGAAGATTAGGGGTAGAAAGAGGGATTTGCTTTTTTGTAATGAGGCTAATGAATTGACCTTTGAAGATTGGCAGCAGCTACTATTCAGAACGAATGAGAAGGTGATAATTGATTTTAACCCTTCTGAAGAATTTCATTGGATATATGATCAGGTGCTACCTAGAAAGGATGTAGAGTTCTATCAAACTACCTACAAGGATAACCCTTTCCTGGGGGCAGAGATCAAAGCAGAGATTGAAAGGCTCAAGGATATAGATGAAAACTATTGGAGGGTCTACGGGCTAGGGGAAAGAGGGCAGAGCAGATCCCTAGTATATACTTTCAGTACTACCAAAGAAATACCAAAGGAAGCCAAGCTAGTAAGCTACGGGCTTGACTTCGGATATAGTTCAGATCCTACTAGCCTAGTGAGAACCTACATCCTAGATGATTCCATGTATGTGGATGAATTGCTGTACAGGACAGGAATGACCAATCAGGACATAGCTAATGAGATGAAGGTACTAGGGCTTGACAGGAGCAATGAAGTATTCGCAGATAGTGCCGAACCTAAAAGCATTGAGGAGATCTACAGGATGGGGTGGAATGTGAAGCCTACCATCAAAGGATCTATCAATATAGGCATAGACATCATAAGGAGATACAAGCTACACGCAACAGAAAGAAGCTATAACCTGATCAAGGAACTTAGGAACTACAAATATATAGAAGATAAGAATGGGCAGATGACCAATAAGCCCGTGGATAATTTTAATCACGCACTAGACGCACTTAGGTATTCGGTGGTGAACAAAATCACATCAAGCCATCTAGGGAAGTACTCATTCAGATAGATACATCAAACCAAAAAAATATATTTCTTTTTATGTGGGATAAACTTACAGTAGGGCAGTTCATCAGCCTGTACGATATCGAGACAAACTCAAATCTGAACATCATTGAGAAGCAGCAAAAAATGCTTTCAATCGTGGAGGGGAATGATGAAGAATTCTATGATGATTTCAAATACAGAGATCTCTTGCATGAGTACGCAGAGAAGTTATCCTTCTTTGATAACATTCCTGAGACCAAGCCTGTGGACTATTTGCAGGTAGGTGATAACAGATACAAGTTCTGCTTTGAACTACACGAGATCACGGCAGGGCAGTACATAGATATCCTTTCATTTAGTGGGGAGATCATGCAGATCAATAAGATTGCTGCCTGTTTCTTTCTTCCTATGCAGGGTGATAAGTATCAAGGCTATGGGGTAGTCCCTCATGATGTGGTGGCTGATGATTTGCTAGGGGCAAATTTTCTAGAAGTATATAGTTGTATGCTT